TTCGGGCAAGGTTTTGTTGTGAGCATCTGCAACCAGTCAAATTGGGTAACCACCTGCAAAAACGTCAGCCAAACAGTGAGCGGCGTACCATTGCCGCCACTATCACAACGCGGCGCAAAGCCGTCATGTTGGGTATGTTCATGCTGTTATTGGCGTATGCAAGTATCAGGTGGTAAACGACAGTGTGACGTATGTCGCACTGTTAAAACATTAAACGATGAATCCGTAAAGATTCAACATACAAGGGGGTAAGATGGAAGAAATTGAAGTTATTTAAAAAACAGAAAGCAGAAGACAAAGGCGCGGGCATACAACAGCAAACTGCACTGGGTGTTATTTTTCTCTTAGAGATGAAAAATGCCCCACTGAAAACAATGTTACGCAAAAAAGCTGTATTAAAAGCTCGCTGACTAATGGCGATAAAGAGATTATTTTTGTTGAGGTTAAATAATGGCAGAGCATAAAAACGAGCAGCGCAAACTAAACGACAGAGCCATTAAAATAGGCGCAAAAATAACCGTTGCACCGCGCTATGATGTTACGCTAGGAGATGGCACTCATTATGCGGTTAATACCCGTGATGAGCTTTACAGTTTAATGACATAATTAGAGGCGCAACATGGGGCAGGATAACGGAGCAACGAACATTGACGACGATACAGGAACACACTACCGATTCATGTACCAAGGCATCAAACTAGACCCGTTCAGAATTGCAAAAATTTATGGCATAACGGATTTTGCACTACAGACCATCCTTAAAAAATGCCTGTGTGCTGGCGAACGTGGACACAAAGACAAGCGGCGAGACCTTGAGGATATAATCACGGCGGCTAAACGGGCTATTGAAATGATTGATGAGGATTTGAAATGTTGAATTTATGGGTATTTATGGGGATTATATGGCTTGCAGTTTTTATTGCGTTTATTAATGTTATTAACGGGAGTGATGAATAATGATATTTGAAGTAAACGACAGGGTTAAAAAAATAGGGGGCAGTTATGACCAACACGTTTACGGCACGATTAAAGCGCGGTGGTTAGCTGATGATGGCACTATGCGGTATTCGTTCAGGTTTGATTTTCCAGCGGGTATGATTCATGTTTTCGGTGGTTCGAATTTGGAGCTGATGACTAATAGTGATGAACGCAAAGCGGCTAAGATTAAATTATTTTTAGTCGAATTATAATGACAACCCACTGCACAAACACAAAATGTACACAACGCGCCCAATGCAATAAGGGCGCGGATTATCGTGATGGTGACGTGGTTAAGCACTACACGCGCAGACAATTTGAGCCTTGCAAGCACTTTAAATGCGTGGCTCATAATTTTGTTTATGTCATCGGCAGTGCGGATAGAGAGTGCCAAGAATGTGGACATGGTGAAAGCCATTACCGTTTTGTGTCGTGTGAGTGGGCGGGATATGGTGATATGCGTAACGCTTGACAGATAGAAATTACCCGCTATAATGAACACATCAATGGTGATTCTTTGATGCTTTCTCCTTGTTAGACCCCATTCAAGCCGCTATTGTGTTATGCAATTAGCGGCTTTTTTTGATTAAAATTTTTTATGTGTTATTATTTAATTTCATCAGTTTATTAATTAATTAAACAGGAAAATATAATGAAAAAACTTTATTTTTATGGACTATCTTTGATTGTTCATATTTTATCGGCAATCGGTTTGTTCATCGTTGAAAAATTGACAGGGGCGCGTGATTTTATCATTGATTGCGTTGCTCAGGCGTTTACAATCCAGAAAACAAAATCAGTTGTCGTGCTGTCTGTCAGTCAGGCAGCAATGCGAAGGTATTATAAAAGATTTGCAAAATTTACGAGTATAATGCTGTATAAAGACGGCTTTACTCATAAATTAGCCGTTAATGCTTCCGCCTAGGCTTTACACCAAGTCACACAAGAGAGTCAAAAGCCGTTAGCAATGACGGCTTTTTTTTGCGCTATTGTTTAAGGTGTGCTAAAGTCTGTTTTATTTTGGGTTTTAAACCATGACGTTTACAATTGAGCAGCTTATCGGGATAGTAGGAGGCGGATTTGTTGCGCTAATAGGCTTTGTCTTTCAGGGATTTAGCAAGCGGCTTGAAGACGTTGAAAAAAAACAGACTAATCACGAGCTGCACGTTGTGGCAACGTATGTGCAAGAAACCGAGTTCAGACAGGCGTTAGAACCACTTTTTAAGAAGTTGGACAAGATGGAAACCAAAATAGATGCCGCAAATTTTAAACTGGCAGAAAAGCAGGATAGACCCCGATGAGTACAAACCCACTAGCCGACAAACTTAAAGGTCACATACCCGACTTTGTACACGCCCAACTAACTCAAGTGTCATTCGACGGCATGACACCTTTGCGACTCGCTCATTTCTTAGCGCAGTGTGATCATGAGAGCCAAGGCTTTACGCGCACCGAGGAAAATCTTAAGTACACTAAATTAGAGCGCATTGTGCAGATATTTAGACACGATGTGGACACAAACCGCGACCGCATCATTAGCCAACAGGAATTGGATCACGCTAAACGGTATGTTGGCAATCCTGAAAAACTGGCTAATTTTGTTTATGCCAATCAGAACGGCAACGGCAACGAAGCAAGCGGCGATGGCTGGAAGTTTAAAGGACGTGGCTTTATCCAGTTGACAGGGCGCGATAATTACAACCGCGCAGGTCTATGTCTGGGTGTGGACTTTATCAAAAATCCTGAGTTTGTCTCGCAGGGTTACGCTTTGACCGTTGCGCTATGGTTTTTTAAGTCAAACAAGATTTGGGATAAGTGCGATATTGGCGCGACTGAGCAGGCAGTAAAAGAAGTAACGCGGCGTGTTAATGGTGGTACAATTGGGCTGGATGAACGTATTAAACTTTTTAACAAATACTGGGCAATTATCAGTAAGTAAAATTTTCGCTACAATAGCACAATTGATAGTGCAGCCCACTTGTAATGGGCAGGTTGTTGGTTTGACTCCAACTTGTAGCACCACGAGCAAGAGTGTGATTATCGTAGAGAAGGCAGGTAACAGATAAAAATGTTAATCATGCGCTGCACTGACAGATAACTGGTAATGACAGCGGGAAAGACTGCAATAATTAACGCGCCTTTATCTCAATCGAATCGCACTGGATGAAGGTCTGCAAACTTTAAAATAGGATTAGTGAAATGAATTGGTTTAAGCAGCAAGGTCAGGATCCGTCAACTTGGCGCGGGCTAACATGGTTAGCGTCAGCCTTAGGAATTGTTATTAGCCCAGAAGCGGCAAACGGTATTATCGCTACAGGCATGGCGGTATCTGGTTTAATCGGTGCTTTGTCGCGTGGATAAAGAAGACTGGTTTTTAATCGGTGTGATGGTGGCATCAATTGCTACAGTGTGCCTTATGCGCTATTGGAGTTTGTTTTGATGCCCCCTATAAATCTTTTGTGTCTACCAAGCCAAGACTGGTTCGACAAATTACAGGCAAGACCGCATAGCCGTGAAACGCAAAATAGAGTTAGACCAGTGACCTTAGTTAAACAACCACGCGACCTAATGAAAGGGAGATAATTTTGCTCACCGTTAAGCAAGAATCATTTTGTCAAAATATCCTGTCTGGATGTACTCAAACAGAAGCGTATAGACGCGCGTATGACTGCGATAATATGGCTGATGCAACGGTTAGCAATAGCGCGTATAAGCTAATAAATAACGGCGAAGTAGCGGCGAGAATCCAGCAACTGCGCGAGCAACTAGCAGAACTCCTGTTGTTTCCACGCATTGAACGATTAGAGATACTTAAAGGCATTGCCCAAGGCGGTGAGCGAGATGGCGATAGAATAAACGCTATTAAGGTATTTAGTGATTTTGTAGGCGACGGCGCACCGATAAAAATGCAGGTCGAACACAGCGGAACAATAGCAAGCAAACCAGCGGCAGAACTTACGGACGAAGAACTTGACCGAGTTATTAGCGGCGGCTAAGTATGAAAAATCGCTAAGACTAGCCCGCGCTGATTTTTGGCGGTTTCGCTTGCTCATGCACAAGCGGCTTAAGGTCGGATGGTGGCAACGAGAAGTTAGCGAGAAATTACAGCAATTCCACGCGGATTATAAAGCAGGGTTACGCCCTCAATTAATCATTACCGCGCCGCCACAGCACGGCAAGAGTACCATTATCAATGACTTTCTTTTGTGGTCTATTGGCAAAGATAGCGAACTATCAGACAGTGAGCTTAAAATCATCTATGCGTCATTCAGTGACGCTTTAGGCGTTCGCGCAAACAGGCGTATTCAACGCTACATTGCAACAAAACGCTATCAAGACATATTCCCAAAATTTGCACCCACTCATAAAACACTGGATTTAATCCTGTATGGCGAAGATGGGTATTTTAGAAATACAACCATCGGCGGCGCGATCACAGGCGAGTCAATGACATGGGGCGTTATTGATGACTACACTAAAGGCCGCGCGGAATCAAACAGCGCAACGATACGCGACAAGGTTTGGGAGTGGTTCACCTCCGACTTTAGTACGCGGTTTAGTGACGACGGGGCATTTCTGTGTATTTGCACCCGTTGGCACGTTGATGACTTAATCGGGCGTTTGGTTGAAATGAAACCAAGCACCAAAGTTTTAAAATACCATGCGTTAGCAGAACATGACGAACCAAACAGAAAGCAAGGTGAACCACTTTTCCCAGAACATAAGAGCGTTGAGTTTCTAAACGATATTAAGTCTGTCATGAGCGCAGCGGCTTGGAATAGTCTTTACCAGCAAAACCCAACGATAGCCGAGGGTAACTTTTTCAAACCTGATTTTATTAATACTGTTGACGCATTGCCATCTGGGCTACAAGTAGTCAGAGCGTGGGATTTTGCAGGGACAGCAAACGGCGGGGATTACACTGTAGGGCTTAAATTTGGCTACGATAAACACAACCGTGAGGGCTACATCATTGATATTGTGCGCGGTCAATATGCACCCGAAGACGTGGAACGCGTGTTATTAGCAACCGCACAGGCAGACGGTAGAGCGGTTAAAATTTTATTGCCACAAGACCCAGCGCAAGCAGGAAAATATCAAGCTAAGAATTTTATCAAGCTGTTAAGTGGGTACAGTGTAACGGCTGAACGGGTAACGGGTGACAAAGAAACGAGAGCAAGCTCAGTAGCAGCACAGGCAAATATCGGGAACATTAAGGCATCGCGCGGCGCGTGGAATCGTCTGTTTATTGAAGAGCTTAGGCTATTCCCCAACGGCGTAAATGATGACCAAGTGGACGCATTAAGCGATTCATTCAACAATTTTGTAAATAAAAAATCAGGAAGTTTCTAAAATGAATTGGTTTAAAAAGAAAGTCGCACCAGAACCAAAAGAACCCACGCCACAAACGACCATAGCTGAACCAGACCGAGCGGACGTGATAGCGGATTGCTTGGATAAAGTTTACCAAGGCAACACCAAGGGCATGACAGGCACACAGGACAGCATAGGCTTTAATCAGTTTGGGCAGGTGTCCGATGTTGTATCTACCAATGTTTTAACGTGGTTTGCTAATCAGTCGTTTATCGGCTGGGGGGCAATTACTACGCTATCGCAAAACTGGCTAATCGGTCGCGCGTGTAGTGTGCCAGTTGAGGACGCCATTAAAAACGGCTGGGATATTGTAGGCAATGACGGAAACGAAATACCGCCCGATGTGATAGCCAGACTTAAACGCATTGACGAAAAACACGACATCGTTAAAAAAGCGATTAGTTACGGTTCATTTGCCCGTGTGTTTGGTTATCGCGTGGCTATTTTTCAGTGCGAGAACTGGACACAGGAAGACTACGCAGCACCATTTAACCCTGATGGCGTAACACCTGAAAACCGATACACGGGGATTATCACTCCAGACCCTTACTATGCAACCCCGATAGTTGAAGACTTTAAACCAGACGATCAGACATTCTTTGAACCAGAATACTGGGTAGTCAACGGGATTAAATACCATCGTACGCATTGCATAATTTACCGACACCGCGAACTACCGCAGGTGTTACGACCTGTTTATATGTACGGCGGGGTGTCGCTAACACAAGAAATTTACGAGGCGATTTATGCGTATGGCTTAGGCATGGATGAACTTAATAAGCTGTTGATGACTAAGCGGTTGATAGTCATGCACGGCGATGTGGAGTCGGCAATTACCGACCAATACGCATTTGAGCAGAAAATGAACTTTTTTAGACGCGCCCGCGACAATCACGGTGTGCAGATTTTGGGCAATGATGACACGATGGAACAACTCGACACGTCATTAACCGAGGTTCCCGACGTAATTGATAAATTTATCGAGCGAATCAGCGCGATAGCAAAGACCCCGCCTAATCGCTTAATGGGGACTCAGCTCAAAGGGTTTGGTAGTAGTGGCGAAGCGGAGGATAAAATCTATCATGACAATATATCAGGATTGCAAACGCATTGCCTAAAGCCATTAATTACCCGCCATACGCTTTTGACTATGCGGTCAATCGGTTTAGATATTGGTTTTGAGGTGGCTTTTAATCCAGCCGGTACGCCAACAGAGGCAGAAATTGCAGACATTAACAGCAAGAATGCGGCAACTGGACAGGTGTTAGTTACATCGGGTGCAATCACAGCCGATGAAGAACGCGCCCGACTGATAACCGACAAGAACAGTGGTTATAATGGCTTGGATGCTGAAATAGAACAGCCTGAAAACTTTGACGATGATAACGAGCCAGAAGACAATGCCGAAGAAATTACCCCTGACGAAAACGCGCCAGAAGTGGCTGAGTGAACGCAAAGACCCGCCTATGGTGCAGGGTAAAACCTTGCTTTATCCTGACGCGGTGGCGGCTAAGTTTTCCAAGCGTTTAGGCGCGTTAGTTGATGCAATGACCCGCGAAACTGAGCGGGAAGTATTGGCACTGTTTACCAGTGAAACCGCTGAAAACGGTTACTTGCCAACACAAGACGCAAGCATTACCGCACAGGCGCGTATCTTGATTAATCGGCTACGGCGTAAGTATGTACGGATATTTAACCGCGACATTGAAAGCCTGATTACTCAAATGCTGAATAATACCAACCGAGCGAGTAAATCCAGCACAGCGCAAAGCCTTAAAGAGTTAAGCGGGGGATTGATGCTAAAAACTGACTTTCTCAGCGGTGAAATGAAAGAACAATTTCAGAGTTTGACGCAGGATAATGTGAGCCTGTTTAAGACCATACCCAGCACGTCATTCGATAAAGTAGAGGGCGCGGTGTATGACTCAATTACCAGTGGACAGGGGATAAAAGACCTTAAGCCGTTTTTTGAGCAGTTTAGCAATGGCACAAAGAACTACGCCAAGCTACGCGCGTATGACCAGACCCGAAAAGCCTTTACCACGTTGAATATGGCGCGTTTACAGAAGAACGGAATCAAGCGTGTACAGTGGATTCATTCACATGGTAGCAATGATCCGCGCAAACTTCACCAAGAGTTAGACGGGCAGATATTTGATATTGATAAGCCCCCTGTAGTCGCTGTAATGTATGGCGTTGAGGTACGAGGGTTCGGGGGTGTTGCGATTAATTGCCGATGCACTGTAAAGCCTGTTTTTGATTTTACACAATGAATTCGAATAAACTAATTTGGTTTTCGTGTTTTTTTAAGTTATTAGCAATGGCTCTTTTTTGGTTGGCAATAGCTAGGTTTTGTCTGTGTGTTTCAGAATGTGGCTTACCCTTCCTAGTCATTGACATTTTTTGTTTTGTTTCAATAGACGCTGTTAATCCTGTTTTTCTAATGCGAGATAATTCTCTTTGTTCTTTAGTCCAGACTCTATTTTTATTGGACTCGATTCTATTGATCCGTCTTTGTTCAAAATACGTACTATTTAATGTCGATTGCCTCATTTTTTCACGAGTCGCTAATGAAATAGTTTTATTCAGACCTCCCGTTGTTAAATTATATCCATGTGGGGCTAGTGTGTTGTGAATAAAAATATAAAACTTTTCCCAGTCGTTTGCTTCGTCAACACTTATGTTTTCAATAAGTATTTCATGAGTAAAATTATCCCATCCATATTTTTTGATAGCCAAAGCAAAAGCCGAGCATTTTGTCCTATTGCTTTTATGCTCTATGTTACGTTTATAAAGGTTTTTAGTTTGCCCAATATAACTTTTACCACTTGGACTTGTGTGCTTATAAACACAATATTGATTGTTCATTGTCGATTCCTTAAATCAACCCTTAGAAGAATGACAGCAATTAGTAAGGTTCTAACTTTCGGATTGCAAGCCTAGCTGTCAGTGCCATTATAACATTATTGCCAAGCCCAAGGAATAGCCCTGACCACCAAATTAAAATAGGAACAATGCCAGACCTAACCAGACACCCATGCTTTATAGAAGCAGTACACAACGCCTATCTATTAGGCGCGATAACCAAGCAACAAAGAAATGAACTTTTAAGCCCTGCATAGTCGGGGCTTTTGTGTTATAATAAACTCAGTTTTTGAAGTACGCCGTAGCAGGACTTAATTCAAAAACTATGTTTTTACTTTGAACCCGTTCACGCTTTGACTGCTACTCAAAGTATTGCGGGTTTTTTGTTGGGAATTTGAAATGAAAACAATTGTAATTGACGGTGTATCCGTTCTATTAGCCCCATTAAGCACTAATACCTTAATGTCATTAGCAGAAGTATTTCTTATTATGGCAAAAACTGGAGAATCCTCCGTAACAACAAAAATTAATATGCAGGCAATTTCTAATGAATTAGGAATAAGAGCGGTCGAACTATCATGAAAAACTTACTTATTGGCGAGTTAAGTATTCGTTATTTTGAAGATGGTCTTTATCATCTTTCTGATGTCCATAAATTGAGTGGGCATGACCAAAAGCACCGACCAAAGTATTGGTTAGATACTCAACACGCAAAAGAATATATTAATTTCTTAACACAATTATCATTTGAAAGCAAAGGCGGTATTCCGCCTTTGCGAGTTATTAGAGGAACATCAAAAGCAGGAACTTATGCAAGTGAAGAGCTAGTTTTAACTTATGCAATGTGGTGCAGTGTAAAAACACACCACATAATGATAACCGCCATAAAAGAATTAAATTCAGCAACAACCACACAAGAATTAAACGACTTGAAATTTAAGTACGATAATTCAGTGCAAACAGACCTATTTACAAAGCACCAACAGCCGCGTGATAAAAATACGCTTCAGGTTATTTTAGGCTTAACTCCATTTCAGGCTGAACAATTCCATAACGAATTAATTTGTGATGGTCTACTAGAGAAAATAGGCAGTAAGACAATCACACAGCGCATACTTGGCACGACACCGATTAATAAAATGGTCATTGGGCAGAAAGGCGATACATTATTATGGGATGCCGAAGCGTTGAAACAATACTTTGGCGATAAACAAACTGACTGGACAATTTAATATGAAAAACAGTATTCCAGTTTCAATTGAAAACGGAGTTGTTACATTACATGGATTTATCAATCCGCCTAATTTAAACAATAAGAGCGGATATAACTATAAATGCCCTGTTACTGGTATGATTGTACACGCAGGGAAAACACCAGAAGACGCTGTTAATTATTTAATGAGTATCGGCATTATTGAGAGGTCAAAATGAAAAAGTTAATTTTAGCACTGGCACTATTGCCAACACTGGCACAGGCGGAAATGCAACAGGTAGCCCCGTGCAAAGACCTTTATTTTGAAAAGGCACATATCCTTGTAGTAGAAGAAATGTGCCATATCAAAGGAAATAATCTTGCTGAAATATCGAACAAGATTAAATCCGCTCAATGCCTACCTTTGAGCAAGCATGACATAAGTATGTACTTAGATACTCAGATGGCTATGTTTAACATGATGGATCATGGCGGATGGTATTGCGAATCCAACGACGCATTTAAAACTGTTGGTGCGGTTAATAATTAGCCCACACCAACCACCGTAGACAAGCCCGCAACGCTGCGGGCTTTTTTGTGTCTAAAATACAGAATGTTATGTTATAACATCACGCATAAAAATAAATGTTATGTTATAACGTAACAGGTGTATAATCGTGCATAGGGCTAGACAAGGACTAATTACCCATGTTGAAAAGTGCCAATACCTGAGCATAGCCCAATTTTTACAGGTAATCTTAAAAAGGTAATTAAGATGGATTTATATAAATTGAGTTTTCCCAATGGAAAATTGTACATTGGCATAACAAGCAAGACGGCAAGACAAAGGTTTAAAGAGCATTGTAACAATACAAAGTATCCCGTGAATCACGCCATTAAGAAATACGGTAAAGAAAACGTAAAATTAACGGTACTGGCTACAGTTGATAATTGGGAATTACTGTATTTAGCAGAGCAGGAAGCAATTGAGAAATTCAATACTAAATCGCCTAATGGGTATAACTTAACCGATGGAGGAATAGGGGTATTAGGGAGAAAGCATTCAGAGGAATCAAAAAAGAAAATGTCTGAAAGCTCAAAAGGAATTTATCCATCACCAGAAACTAGAGCCAAGTTATCCGCTATACAAAAGAAAAGAATATTTACTGATGAACATAGAATGAAAATATCTAAGGCAAAAAAAGGAAAGCCTATTCATCAAAATACTATTGATGCTGTTATTTGGGCTCAAACAGGAAGAAAGCATTCAATAGAGCATAGGGAAAAAATAGCATTAGCCACTATCGGTAAAAAAAGAACTGTTGAGCAAAAAAGAGAAAAAGATGACGGCTAGAGTAATTGATAACAATGGTTTCATTGAAATAAAAAATAACCCTATTTCGCGCTCTGGTATTTTTGAGTATTACGGGTCAGAAATCGATGCACCAAACCCAAACAAATTATATCGAGTTCTACGAAGTCCAGAAGAACTAAAAAAAGCAACTCCTCTATTTAATAACAAGCCTGTTGTAACTGGTCATACAATGATTGGAAATGGTCAAACGCCTCCTGAAAAAAAGGGGATAGACGGAATTGTTAATGATACTTTTTATAAGGATGGTTCTGTTTATGGAACATTAACGCTTTACACAGACCGAATAAAAAAATTCATAGACTCTAAAACAAGAGAATTATCAATGGGATATTGGTCAGAATATGAATTTAAAAAAGGAACTTGGCAGGGAAAGCCTTTTGATGCAATACAACGGATAATTGACGGAAATCATTTAGCTGTTTTAGATGGTGAAGGACGAATGGGAAAAACCGTTGCAGTGCTAGACCGTAAACCACGCTTTAACCCTTTAACAATAACTTTTGATACAAAGGCTATAAACATGAATGAAGACGATAACGACGCAGTAGCGACAGAAGACGAAGACGATTTAGAAACGTCCGAAACTGATGCTGTTTACGAAGACGCAGAACACGAACAGGACGAAATGCAGACCTTGCAAGCAATCCTTGAAAAAATCAATACGCTTGCGCCGATGGCTGAAAAATTCGCAGCACTGGAAGAACGGGTTAATAAATTTTTAGGTGCTGAGGCTGAACCAGAAGCGGTAGAAGACGAATTACCCGCTGAACCAGACAAGGCAAAAGAAGATATGCTCGCCCCGAAAGCCACAGAAGACCGTATCGCTAAACGCGTACAGGATGAAATGACGGCTAAACATCGTGCGGTTGAATTTGTCCGTCCGTTAGTTGGCACAGCCGATCACGCCGCGCGTTCAAGCGGCGAAGTCTGGAAGTATGCAGCGGCAAAACTGGACTTAAAAGGCGATGCAGAAACAGCGGTTAAGGCATTCGCTAAAGCCAAGACACAACAACGAGCCAGTGCAACACAAGACAGCAAGCCTGTCTCGACCGTTCATAAAGTAAATGGCAAATTTCAAGGAGACATCTAATGTCTGATTTTCAAACAGCAACACAATTTTCACAGCCCGACTTTGTGGCTGGTGAGTTGGATAGAAATATCCCCCACACCGCTAAAGCATTGACGCTAACTACAGCAACGGCTAGCAATATCTTTGGTCGTGCTTGCTTTACAACCGATAACATCAATATGACTGTGGGCAACCCTAGCGGCGGTATGTTTGCGGGTATTCTGGCACACTCTAAAGAGGTGTTAGGCGGCACTATTGAGGGCGGCGTTACTAACGTAGCAGGTCAATATACACAGGCAACCGCTATCGATACAGGAGCCGTTAAAGTTCCTGTGACTGGTAATGTGTCGCTGGGTAATTTCTTGCAAGCGACAAACGCTACGGGAGCGATTACCGCATTTACTGGCAACGTATCGGCTAACTGTACGCAAATCGGCAATGCAATTGTTGAGCGTATTGTCGGTGATATTGGCAACAACCAAACGGGCGTAGTTGCTCGCATTATCGGTAAATAAGGAGCTGATACTATGCAAAATGAATTAACACTTAACGGTAATAACAGTATTTACGTTTCGCCGCGTGACATGAAAGCCTTTGCACAACGTGCGGCAGCCATTAAAACAATGGATGCTAAAACACAACAAGCGGCAATCTCTGAATTTGGCTATGGCGGCTATCCTGATGCGTTAAAAACATCGGTTAAATCAGTACGCGCCACAATGGATAGCGCGGCAGTTCCTCAGATTAGCCCAAGCGCACCCGCACTAAGCCAGTTCTTCCAATTTTGGGAAACAGGCGTTGTCAAGGCGTTTACTGCACCGCGTAAAGCAGAGGAGTTAATGGGTTATCATCAATCAGGCTCTTTTGAGACTGATACCGTTATTATTCGCTCACTCGAACAACACGCGGGTGTTGCTCAGTACGGAGATTTAGCCGATGTGCCGCTGACTAATTACAATGCCAATTTCCCATTCCGTCATTCTGTGCGTTTTCAGGCTGGCTTAAAAACCACGCACTTAGAAAGTGCGCGTATGGCTACCATTGGCTTCAATGACCAAGATGAAAAGCGCGAAGCCTTGCGTGTTGCTTTTGAAATCAACGAAAACGCAATTATGTTTTATGGTTTCAACAGTGGTTTAAACCGTACCTATGGACTGTTTAACGACCCAAACCTTGAAGCAATCCAAACGCTACCAAACAACGCTGGCAACACATCGGCATTGTGGGCTAACAAAACGTGGGATGAAAAATACAATGATGTGATTGTGTCCGTAAATCGCCTGATTACCAACACCAAGCAAGCGTTTGACCCGTACACAGAAGCGTTTACATGGGCTATTTCAACCTACATCAATACGCATTTGATGGACAGAAACAGTTTAGGCTTAACGCTTAAGCAAGCGATTACCGAAAACTATCCACAAATGCGCATTGTGCCAATTCCTCAGCTTGACGGTGCAAACGGTGGTGCTGATGTTTGGTATATGTACAAAGACGAAAAGGTCAACGTGGATGTATCAACCGATGACGGCGCGACCATTATCCCGATGACACAAACCAGAATGTTTTTAATTAGTTCACTGCCCAACGAGGGCGGCGGTGTTAATGAAAAATACGCTCATTCATGCGCGGGTGTGTTCGTTAAACGTCCGCTGTTATTGGTGCGTTATTCTGGCTTTTACACTCAACCTTAAGGCCTTAATCATGTTTATTGCGAGTACCCTAACTAATCCGCAAAATTACACGCTGTACGGCGGCCACACTGGTACGGACGTTATTCATAGCGTCCTTATCCAAGGCGGTCACGGCTTAACTAATCGGCACTTGGTCACGCTCGAGGGCGTGATTACTAATGTATCGGCTAGTGATTACGACCTGTTACAAAAAAATGAGCTTTTCCAGTATCACGTTAAAAAAGGCTTTTTGAAAGTGACAGATCAGAGCGACCCATTAAAAGCTGTTTCTGATATGGAGGCGCGGGATGAATGCGCCCCGATGACGCAAAACGATGTGGATGTGTTGATTGATGAAAATATCAATGACAAATCGCCAAACGTGAATGTTGAATTAACATTCGACAACGGACAACCTGAAAAAAAGCGCAGTAGAAACTAATGGCTACCATACTCTTTGACGCGGCAATATTCAGAATCCAATGCCCACTTTACGCAAATTTCACGACTTATCCAGACGCGACTATTTTAAATTGGTGGACTGTTGGCAGTGATTATATAAGCGTTGATGATTATGGATTGCTTAAAGGCAATAGCCGTATTTTGGCACTCAATTTAATGGCGGCTCACTTGCTGTATTTGTCTGACAAGATAGCAAGTGGCGCGGCAACGGGCATTTTAACGAGTGCAAGCGAGGGCAGCGTTTCTATTGGCATTGCACCGCCACCGTTTAAATCAATGTTTCAAGCGTGGCTTGCAGAATCGCCATACGGCAAACAGCTTTACGCCTTGCTATCGGTTAAATCAGCATTCGGTCTTTATGTTGGTGGCAGTGGTGTAACGGGCAATATCCGCAATCCAGACGGAACTTTTAACAATGTCTAGCGCACTGTTTGACAGGCTTATTCAGATTGCCAACGACTTGGAAAATAAGCAAGTTAAGGCCGGCTTTCTTGAGTCGTCTGTTTATCCAGACGGGCAGTCAGTGGCGTCTGTGGCGGCAATAAATGAATACGGTTGCCCTGATAAAAACATACCCGCGCGTCCGTTTATGCGTCCTACCGTAGCCGATAAAAAAGGCGAATGGGTAGGGATTGTAAACGGGTTAATAAGGCAGGGTATGCAGTCGGGCGTTATGCCTGACGTGCTGGAAACCGTAGGATTAGCGATGCAAGGCGATATTGTACAAGCCATAGCCGACGTAAAGATTCCAGAGTTAAGCGACAGAACACTTGCGGCGAGACGTAAACGTGGCAACGGTAGTAGTAAGCCATTAAACGATACTGGTTACATGATTGCATCGGTGCAGTCCGTTGTAAGTGAGCGCGACTAATGGATATTTTTGGCATGGCTCGCGCGGCAACGGCAATTATTAACCCTCCTGTATTGGCTACAATAAGCAGGTCAAGCGGCTATACAACAGCGACCGACGGAACACGCACACCAGCCTATACGACCATCACGGGCATTAAAGCCGATGTGCAGCCGATGACCGCGCAGGATTTGCACCAAGTTGACGGGCTTAACATGGGTGGCGAAAAAGTGACCATCTTTTTAAGTGGTGAACTGTTGGGCGTGTTGCGTACAGGGCAAAATGGCGGCGATATTGTTCAACTGCCAAACGGTAAAAAATACCTTGTTGTACTGGTTTTGGAGCAGTGGCAAGGGTGGGTAAAAGTAGCAGGGGTATTGCAATTATGACCCCACAACTTGACCTATTTGAAACCGACGCTTTTACGGTGTTACGTTCGTTTTTACTGTCATGCTTACCGACTATTGAGGTAGTCAGAGGGCAGGATAACCGCGTACCTGAGCCGCTAGGCACTGACTTTATAACCATGATTCCCGTGTTGCGGGAGCGTATACACAACAACGTTCATGATTATGTAGACTCGCTTTTTATCGGCTCAATCACAGGCACTACGCTAATAGTTACCAGTACCATTTATGGCAGTCTGTTTATTGGTTGCCAGATTTATGGCGTTGATGTGTTGCCCGATACGATTATCACAGCCAGTCTAGGCGGTGGGCGTTACACGGTTTCTCAGTCGCAAACGATAACAAGCAGGACGATAGCGGGCGGCATTAAAACCATGCTAAACCCTATCAAAATGACTATTCAATGCGACATACACGGCTCAAATAGTTGTGATAATGCGCACATCGTTACAACTGCGTTCCGTGATGTGTATGCCAGTGAGCAATTTGCTACATCGAATAAAAACGTGTTCCCGTTATTTTCGACCGATCCAAAACAACTGCCTTTTAATAATGACCAGCAACAAACAGAGAATCGATGGATGGTAGATTTTACGATTCAAGTTAATCCAGTAATTACAATCTCTCAACGATTCTTTGACAATTTAACAACAACAGCGATTAATGCGCAAAAGGTTTAAACGATGACTATTTCTACCGATTTTTTAGTGAGTACTGTGCCGGGCGTAGTTAGCGGCATGGGTCAATCAATCCAGTTTAACGGAATGATTTTGACCGACTCTACAAAAGTTCCCATTGGCTCAATTCAGCCATTCACTAACTTGGCGGCGGTACTGGCTTATTTCGGCTCGGCATCGGCTGAGTACGATATGGCACAGTATTACTTCAAAGGCTTTACTGGTTCGACACAAAAGCCGGGTATGCTTTACTTTTTCCAATTCAACACGGCGGCGGTCAGTGCGTACTTACGCGGTGCGGCTTATGCTGGCACATTAGACCAGTTGAAAGCTATCACCTCGGGCGGCTTGGCTTTAACTGTTGACGGTGTTGCGCAAACGGTATCAGCTATTAACCTAAGCACAGCAACATCATTCAGCAACGCGGCTAGTCTGATTAATACGGCGGCGGGTGTTAAATTTAACTGTACTTACGACACGCAGTTACAATCGTTTGTCATCACGTCCACAACCACGGGCGCGTTATCAACAGTCACTTATCCGACCACAAGCCCACTGGCTACCCTGCTAAACTTGCCACAAGCAAGCGGCGGCGTATTGTCACAAGGTGCGGCGATTGCTGACCCTGCTACCTACATGACAGCGTTAGACGCGGCAAACCGCAACTGGGTATCTTTCTCGACCACATTTGAACCTGATTTAGCGACTAAATTAGAGTTTGCTCAATGGGTAAACGGTTCAGAGAATTACACCTATGTGGCGTGGGACACAGAAGCCGCGTTGCCGCTATCCAGTGATAGCACAAGTTTTGCCTATTTGATTAACGGCGTGACCACTGTTGACGCAAACGGTAACACTACCGTAGTGACTGCACCGACCTATGACTATGACAACACTGTCGTTGTTTACAACACGGCGGCAATCGCGGCGGCGTTGATGGGTTTTATGGCATCGGTCAATCTTAATCAGCCGCAGGGTTGGGTAGACTACGCCTATTTGCAACAGTCTGGCTTAGCGTCAAGCGTATCAAACCGCACAACCGCTGAAATTCTGGAAAGCAAACGAACTTACTTTATCGGTGATTTTGCAAGCCCTACCACAGCTTATAAAATGGGTTGGGCAGGCGCGATTAGTGGCGTGTTTGACTGGCTTAATGACTTTTTAGGAAACCGCTATATTCGCGCACAGCTTGAACAGTCATGGATGGATTTTAGAACACAGCGTAAAAACCTGCCGTTTAATGATGCGTCCTACAGTTCAATTAAACAAGTGTTTGCCAATAACGTGCTTGAACCCGCAAAGGTGCTGGGTGCGGTCAATTCAGGTGTGGCGTTGGATGAAATTCAAACTATTGCTATTAACGCGCTGGCAAATGTTGATGATGCGGCGAAGCTCATTGAGCAGACTGGCTACTACATTAAAATCATTCCTGCTACCGTTGCACAACGCAACGCTAGAGTGTTGGATGTTAATGTCTGGTACACCTCAGGCGGCACAATCAACCGCGTAAACATTTCTGTTTTCTTAGTCCAATAAGGGGTAATTCATGGCCACATTAAATCAATCCAACGCTTTAACCGCTGGTAGTGCAACGGCGGTTATTTTCGTCCCCTCTATCGCCCCCGCTGGACACACTATCCAAGGCGAGTTTTTAGACAACGCCTATGCAATCGGTGACGTGACTAACAAAGAACTCAAAATGACTTTGCAAAGCGTCATTAAGGGCGGATGGATTCCGCAAATGAAAGAGGTAACTATCACACTGTTACCCAATACACCATCATGGCAGTTCTTTAATGACTGGTATCAAGCCGAAGAAGCGTCGCGTAGTGTGCTGGAATGCACTAGCTTAATTATTACCCTGCCCTCAATCGGTGCGGTAGTGACGTACACGAACGGTTTTTTATCCAGTGCGAAAGTCATGCCAGACATTAAAAAGATTTTACAAGAGGGCAGTTTTAAACTGACTTTTGGGCGGGTTGTGACCGTATCGCTTTAAATTTGAGCATAAGCCACTCTAAAAGCGACTAAGCGCAAAAAACGTGAACCGCTGACGGAATAGGGGCTGGCTAGGTCAGCCCGACCTTTTAACCTAACTAAAAGAGATTTTTAAATGCCAAGAGAAATAATTAACTGGTCAGGCGCAAGCGGACGCGACGCTGGCAAGACCTACGTTATCAGTGAAACCGATCCATTCTATTCATTCCAATGGGGGTTGAAAGCGGCTAAGGCTTTGACTGGATTACTACCTGAAAACTATCCGCGATCCATTGACGGCGTGGCAATGTGGGCGGCTGAGTCTGGCATTGATAAGGTACTGGAAGCGAACCCCGCTGAATTATTGCCATTGCTTGACGAACTGTTTTACAAGTGCGTTAAGTTTCAATCACCTGCAAATGAAAAGGTGACGATGGACATTACACCTGAATACAATGTGGGGCGGATTGAAGAACGCAACACGATTGGCGAACTGTATCTAGAAATTTTCAAGGTACATACAAATTTTTACGCGGCAGAGTAGCATTTCCGCTGTTGCGCTACCCTGCCAGTACAGAGCCGCCTAAACAGTATGCCGAATGTACCAACATACCGCCGATGATAGCCGCCATAATCAGCAAAGGACTTGCCACGCTTAAGGATATTCGAGAATCCTACGGAATGGGTGATGTGTGGGATATTTCCGAGATTTTAGCGGTTACAAATTACAACGAATACATAGCCAACTACCGAGAATAAAACGTGAGCATCATTGATGAATTAGTTGTAAAACTTAAGCTAGACCTAGGTCGATTCAAAAGCGATGCGAACGCGGCAGAATCTACGCTAAATAACGTCAGTGATGCGTCGCAGCGTACCGCGCGTAACATGGAAAGCCACGGCAACGTAATGGCGAGTGGTTTCGGTAAAGTGCGGAATCAAATGCTTGCTGTGCTTGGCTTGTTCACCGCTGGCATGGGCATTAAAAACTTCACCCAGTCAACCATAAAACAGGCTGATGCTTTCGGGTTTATGTCTGACAGTATCGGTATGTCTACCACACGCCTACGCGCCTATTCAGACGCGGCTGAACGTGCGGGTGGTAGTGGCGAAGCAATGACAGACGCGCTGAAAAAATCGGCGGCTGACGTAGCAGGGTTACGAACTGGACAGAAAACATTAGCAGAAGTTGACCAAGGCAACATTTTAACGCGCTGGTCTGCTTTCGCTGGTCTTGATCCATCAAAAATAATGGAGTCAGGCGAAAGCCTATTACAAGCACGACTCAAAGTCTTTGAAGCAATCCGCAAAACCGATAAAGATAACCCTATGCTTAAGGGTGTTGACCCCGCTGTATTGGCAAATATGGTGCTTGAACAAGGCGGCATAAGTGCGGGTGTTACTAATGCGCTTAAGAATAAAGGTGGCTTAGAGGGATTTAATAAAAGCGTATCTAATCAGGAAAAGATAAATTCTGTCCTTGCTGGTTCTGAGGGCTTAGCAAGACAGGCGCGTGAATCGTGGTTCGACCTCACACAACAGTTTGAAATCATCGGGCAAAAAATAGTTGTCACGCTCACACCAGCGTTTATCAAGCTAACCGAGTACCTGAAAAAAGTTAAGTTACCAAGCCCCGAAGTTGTCAGCAATACCATAGACGTTTGGGTTAAAAAGTTTGAGAACTTGGCGGATAAAAGCCAGAAAACTATTGATTATCTTTCTGAAAAATGGGGTAAATTTTCCGAAACAGTAAAAAAAGTAACGGATGACGGCATAGATTTAACAGACGGGTTTACTGTAATTACTGGAGTTTTAGGTGGCTTAGTAGCCATTAACGTACTTGGCTGGGTTATGGGTATAGCTGGGGCGTTAGGTAGTCTAGTTGCTGCGGCTGGCAGTGCAGCGGTAGCACTTGCTCCTTTAGCGGCGGTAGCGGCGGCGGGTGCGGCGGGTGCTTATGTTGGCAATAAAGCCTATGAGGGCATGGGGCGCGAATCGCAGGATTTTTTAGGCAAAGGTGTTGCTAAGGTAGCGGCGTTTTTTGGCGATAAGGACGCACAGCAAGCACTGGGAACTAACGAAGCATACAGCGGCAATGTTGCGACAAAGGGAACTAAAGGCGGTTCTATTGCCGATATATTGCGCGGCGGTGAATCGGGCAAAGAGGGTTATGATGCTTACAATCGCGGCACTGGATTGGGTAGTATCGGACACCAAGACATAAGCAGTATGACACTGGGTGAAATTAAGCGCAGACAGGCACTCGATAAATCAGACAAAAACCGCTTAATGGCTGTTGGTATGTATCAAATGATACCTGCCACCATGAGGGGAGCGCAGGAACATTTAGGCATAAGTGACGATACGGTATTTAGTCCTGAAATTCAGGAACAAATGTTCAGCAAATACCTTGCTGGTGCTAAGCGTAAAAAGATTGAAAATTACATAAAGGGTTCATCTAACGACGCGCAGGGCATGGGTATTGCGGCGGCGGCTGAATGGCGTAGTATCGCTGACCCACGCACGGGCAAAACGTATGCTGATAAGGGCGCGGTAGGTAACGCGGCGAGCATAAGCTCGGAATCGTGGCTATCGTCAACGAACAAAGCGCGTGAAGCATACCAGCAGAATCTACAGCGCGGCATGACCGAGGATGAAGCATACCAGAAAGCCTTACATGGTTTAGTTGGTGCAAACGCTGAAAATATCAGCACTAAGCCAAGCGCGGGTAAACCTTTCGTTATTCCAAAAGGTGAAAAGGATATTAACGGACGGGTAAAAGGCTTGAATGCTACCGAGTTGTATTCATCCATGCCAAACACGCAAACAAGCCCCCGCGCGAGTAATTCCAACAGTATTAATATCGGCTCACAGACATTTAACATCAAAGCCAACGACACAGACGGCATCAAAAAAGAACTGGCTAACAAGATGATAATTAGCGAGTCATTAACCCAAAACTTTAACAGCGGAATGCGCTAATGTTTGGAATACCTGCTTTACAGAATGTCATTAATTACCCGTCACACGTTTCGACCACGGTTAAAGCCATCACCTCGTTGTTTGATGACCCGCCATTATGGGGCATTTATATTGATGACCAGCCTGCGTTGGTGTGTGACGGTGCGACTACGGTTGATGTACATTTTGAAGCCAACATATCAAACGCGCCACAAGAGGGAGGAAAGCTGTTAAGCTACAACAAAGTGAAACAACCGACTAAAGCACACATCACGCTGTTAAAAGGCGGTGACATTATCGAGCGAGATACGTTCATATCTGCACTGATAAAGTTTAGAGATGATTTGCGTCTGTTAAGTATCGTTACGCCCGACCACGTTTACTCTAATGTAAATATAACCAGCGTGTCATTTGCGCGTAATCCAGACAGGGGGTATTTATTAATAGCCGCCGATGTTGGGCTTGACGAAGTGATGATAGCCACAGCAATTGAAGAAAAACAAACCGCTGATTCTAACGGCAAAAAACAGCAAAATAACGGGCAGGTTGAGGCGAAGAAAGCATAATGTTACTGATACCATTAAAGCCAGTTGCAAACCAAACAACAATCGTTATGCTAGGCGGTCAGGTTATCCGCGTGGCAATCCGTGAAATGACTACAGGCGTTTATTTAACCGCGTGGCTTGATAACGTGATTATCCAGTCTGGCATCCTGTGTGCTGACCGTGTGCGCATGATGGATTCAAATTATGACCGCTTTGTCGGTGGGTTTATGTTCATGGATTCACGAGGTGCGGCTAATCCAGAAGCATCGGGCATTGGTACTCGCTGGAATCTTTATTATCTTGAGTCGGGCGAATGACACAGGCATACACCGAGAAACTTATCACGCTTGAGTTGATTTATTCGGACACGAAAGAAGCTGTATTGCTTGAGGGTTTTCGCGTGAATGTGGCAGTTGTGCAGGGCTTCAATGGTTTTGATGGAACAATGCAATGTACTATCGAGGGCTTAAGCCGTGAAAAAATGTACCGCTTAACGTCAATTGGATTTATCAAGCAAGACAACAAGCTAAACCAGATAACTGTGCTTGCTGGTGACACGACTAACGGCATGGAAACGGTGTTTAAAGGTACGATAAGCCAAGCGTATATTGATGCGTCATACCAGCCAGACATAATTTTTCATATTATCGCGTATGGTGCAGCGGTCGAAGCACTGAACACGGCTAAGGCAACGTCTTTTAAAGGCAATGTCAAAGTGGCAGACGTGTTTAAAAGTCTGGCAGCTGAAAGTAACGGGCTGGACTTTGAGAATCGCAACGTAGACAAGCAAATTGATAACCCCTATCTGGCAGGATCAACGCTGGATAAAATACGCACACTGGCAAAAACAACGGGCGTTAATTTTTCGATTGATAAACGCCTGTTAAGTATCTGGGATGATAACAAGCCTAAGCCAACAAGTGATATAATCACAGTATCGGCAACAAGCCCAGACGCTACGCTGTTAAAGTACCCCGCCACATCGGGAAACGCGCTGGAAATAGATATTTTGTTTACAAACAAACTGAGCTACTCGCAAACTATCAACGTAGAATCAGAGCTTGATATTGTTAATGGCAAGTGGGCGATTAGACAGATTGCGCATAACCTGCAATCGAAAGATCCGGGCGGTGTTTGGTTCACTCATTTATCATGCGATAAGGCGATTCAATAATGGCTACAGGCGTATTACAAAGCTCTAACCAAATGTCAGAAGCGTCAAAACAGGAATTTATCATTGAACAAATGACCAAGGGCATGATGACGGCAATTCCTGTTATCGTCCACGCGGTTAATAGTCCTGATGATGAGCTAATCGACGTAACGCCCGCGATTAATCAAGAAAATGCAAACGGGGACAGCGTAGAACACAATGTGATTTATAATGTGCCTGTGTGCAGATTACAGCGCGGCAATAGTGCGGTTATCATGCGCCCTAAGGTTGGCGATAGAGGGCTAGTAGTTTTTGCCAGTCAGGATATATCCATTTTTAAGAAAGTGAAAAACTTCTGCAAAACTGGTACGTTTCGGCGGCACGATTGGGCAGATGCGATTTATGTCATGGGTTTGTGCAATACCGCACCGACTCAGTACATTGTGTTTAACGACGCTGATATTACTATCGTCACGCCTAAATTGATTGTACAAGCTGACGAGACTGATTTTATTGGTATTGTCAAAGCAAATGGTAAGCGGATAGATGATACACACAAGCACGATTTAGTAAAAACAGGCACAGATAATTCAGGCACGGTAATATAATGAAACAGCTTTTAATTATGTTTATAATTTGCCCACTATTGCCGATAATTGGCATTGTGTGGCTAACGCTGGTTAGACTGGAAAAGATGGCGAATTACAATCAATCAAACCATGTGAGCAAATAATGAGCAAAAGCCTATTTTTAGACCCGAACACATGGGATTTAGCCGTAAACATTGACGGCAATATCGCGGTAGCCGACGAACCATATCGCATAGCGCAAGATTGCTCATGTGCTGTGCGCACGTTTAAGCCTGAGGTCTATTTTGATATGAGCTACGGCATACCCTACACCGCTGAAATTTTGGGCAAACGTCCACCGTTACAACTGGTAAAAAAACGCTATGAAGATTTAGCCAAAACTGTCAACGGAGTAGCTGACGCGCGGTGCACATTGACAGGTTTAAAAAACAGGGTGCTAACTGGCTACATTACATTAACCACTACCGACGGCGGTAACTTGGACATAGGATTTTAAATGACAATCACGACTAATATGCCGCCTACCGTCTTTAGTGACACGGGCGTTATTTTTCAACAGCCCGACGCGCTTTTAAATGGTGCGTGTTTGGATATTCAGACAGCGTTTAACAATCAGTTGAATTTAGTCTCTACCGACTCAAGCACACTGGTAACGCCACAAGGTCAAATTGCAAGCACACAGACAGCAGTACGGCTTGAGAAAGATGCAAACATAGCGTTTATCACTAACCAATTTAACCCCGCTACCTGTTCGGGTATTTGGCAGGATGGCATGGGAAAGTTTTTTTACAATATGCAGCGGTTGCCTGCGTTGCCCACTATCGTTAGTGTTACCTGCATGGGATTGGTTGATGCCGAAATACCAGCGGGCGCAGTCGTGTCCGACATATCGGGCAATCTGTATGCAAGCGTACAAGCTGGCACGATTGACATTGGCGGCACAGTTGATATTGATTTTTATTGTACTGTCACGGGCGCGGTATCATGCCCTGCTTTAGCGGTAACAGGGATTTACAATAACGGCGGTGCTATCGGATGGGACACGGTAATGAATACCAACGCGGGTATTTTAGGGCAGGATGTAGAGACACCACAGGCGTTTGAAGCGCGTAGACAACTAAGTATAGGCATTTATGGTCATTCAATGGTGTCATCTATTGTGGGCAACATTTACCGCACCGTTGATGGCATTGAAATGGTCTACGCAATGGATAACGACACGGATGCTCCCGTTACTACGCTGGGTGTTACATTACCCGCGCATAGTGTTTATGTGGCAGCGGTGGGCGGTACTGATTTAGCAGTAGCCACGGCGATATTCAATAAGAAAAGCGGCGGATGTGCGTATGTTGGCAACACTTCGGTTTCTGTACAAGACACCGACAACAACAGCACGCCCTATCCAGCCAAAACGGTTAAATTTACCAGACCAGCGGCGTTACCCGTTTACTTTGTCGTTAATGCGGTCAATGATTTAACGCTACCTGCTACCCGCGACACGCTTGTTAAAAATGCGATTCTTGCACAATTTTCAGGTGAAAACGCAAGCCCCAAGGCGCAAACAGGCACACTAATACACGCGGGGCAATACTTCGCGCCCGTGCAAGCTGCTATTCCCGCCATTATCATTAACTCGCTGTTTGTGGGCAGTTCGGCAAGCCCGACCACGCCAAGCCTACAGGTGAACGCGGATAAGTACCCGACACTGAGCGCGGCTAACATTGTTATTAACTGGGTGTAGATTGGTCAAGAATTTTAATTATCCATTTTGTTAATGAACCGCCATTAGCGGCTTTTAAATAAGCCGCTTTTTTACTAGGCTTTATTTTCATGGTTATTATTTCACTAGCTATTTCTTTTTTTGTCATAAAATGCCAATATTGCAAAATAACCATAATTTTAACATAAATCATAAAAAAGGTATATACCTTTATGACTCATAAATCTGTCATATCACAATACATTGTACAAAACACCACGGACGAACCGACAACAACCGCCAAACTGTGCGAATACATTGAAGCGCAAAATGATGTTAGCGTCGATCTACAGAACTTTTATAATGTGGTTTGGAATATCGACACTGCGCAGGGCGTTTGGCTGGATATGTGGGGCGTATGGGTGGGCGTTGGCAGGTTTTTAAATATCCCTAGTCTGTCTACCTTTTTCGGCTTTGACTATGCGGGCGCGGGCAACTTTGACCGCTCTGTATTTTATGAATATGGAAACACTACTAATAATTTTGCGCTAACCGATGCGGTGTATAGTAGACTAATTTTATTAAAAGCGTTTGCCAATATTTCAGACTGTTCAATCGCCACACTGAATAAAATCCTCACAACATTTTTTGAGGGACGCAGGGCATACGCCATTGATAACGAAAACATGACCATCACTTTAAACTTTGAATTTACATTATTGGCATGGGAAAAGGCGATTATTGAACAATCGGGGGTTTTCCCGAAACCCGCTGGTGTGCGGTTTATTTACACGAATTATATCCCTGCTAAAATGTTTAGTTTCGACGGCGCAGGGCAAACTTTTGATAACGGTTACATGAGTATTTAACATGACAAAACGAATTATTACCGCGTTTGCAAACAGCGGCACAAAGAACACAATACCCGACACCGCACCCGGTTCTGATGACGGGTTCGCCAATTACCCAAACGGATTCCCAGTGTCAAACAGTATTGATCCTGCACTGGGGGGATCGTATGTAAAACGCGCGGATTTTAACGGCGCAATGTATGACGTAACCAGCATCTTAAAAGACCAAGCGCATGGATTGATTTATGCCTATGACGCAACCTATGCAACAGCAATCAGTGGTTATCCTGTAGCAGCCATTTTATCAAAAGTGGGCGGTGTTGGTTTTTGGCTAAACACTACAGCGGGAAACGCAACAAACCCAGACACGGGCGGCGCGGGCTGGGTGGACTTTTCGCCAAAATCAATTCAAAACAATTTGAACAACCACGCCACAGCAGGCGGCTCAGCGGATGCAATAACGGCAACATACGCGCCCGCTTATGCGGCGTGGATTGATGGTATGACGTTTTTTGTCAAATTGACAGCGGCAAATACAACGACTACACCAACTGTAAGCCCCAATGGATTAACAGCAAAAACGATTGTTAAAGGTGGCGGTACAGCACTATCTGTTGGCGACCAAGCCGTGGGGATGATTGCTGAGTACAAATACAATTCGACGCTCGATAAAGTCATCCTGCAAAACCCACAAAACGCGGGGCGGTTAATCGGTCAACAATCATTTTTAACCGCAGGAACGTTCGCTTATACCCCCACAGCAGGAACGACTTTTGTTATTGTTGAAGCAGTCGGCGGAGGTGGGTCTTCTAATAGCTGGACTTCTGCCGTTCCTGCTGGGTATGTTGTTCTTTGCCCGCCAGCCGCGCCGGGGGCATACGGAAAGGGTAAATATACAACGGGATTTTCTGGTGTGACTGTTACAGTCGGTGCAGGTGGCGTTGTTCCTGCTACTGGGTTAATAACAGGCGGGACAGGCGGGACAACAAGTTTTGGCGCATTAATGACGTGTGCTGGAGGTGTGGGCGGAACACCCGTAACATCTAATGTTTTTCCATATAACACGGCGGTTGTTGTTGATACTGCCGCCCCAAGTGGTGCAAATATCTGCTCATCTGTCGGTGTTGCAGGCGGGCAAGGTCTAGCGGTAGGAACGGTGTACGGTAACGGTGTAGCCACTGCTTGCCAATCTGCGTTCCCTGCCACTAACGGCAATGGGGCAATAGGATTATTATTAAGTCCGGGCGGGTCAAGCGCGGGTTATGCTGGTAAAGCTGGTGGTGTAATTATATGGGAGTATGCGTAATGAGTAGATTTGCGAGACTAAACGGCGGTACAGCTATAGAGATTATTGAGTGTGACGACATTGAGAGCTGTTTTCATCCTGATTTTGTGGCGGCGTTGGTCGCTGTTGATGAAACGGTGTTGCAAGGCATGGCGTTAATTGACGGGGTATTTTGTGCAGCTAAGCAGACTATTATCGACCCTAGAGAGGGCATGGTTATCAGTAAAGTTAAGGCAATGCAGAACCTTAAAAAAGTTGGCAAGCTGAATCTTGTTTTAGATTTAATGGACGCATTACCGCGTGATAACGATGTTCGTATTTTGTGGGATTTTAGCGAGAATTTGCACAGAACCGATCCAACTCTGATTGATTTTTGTATCAGCAAAATGGGCTTAGATGACGAGGGAATTGACAATCTTTTTTTGTAACTACGTTGCCACACATCACTAAAAGCGATGTGTGGCGTATTGGGTGGGATTTATTTAAAACACCGCTTAGGCTTGCTTAGGCGGTTATTTGAGCATGGATTTAGCTTTTTCAAGTCTCAAAAAAGAGCCGTGACTATTAAACATTCCAGCTTTTCTTTTTTCCCAGTACAAAACACCAAAAACATTTTCATTATTCCAATGTTTTCGTATTTCGCTTAAGTAAAGTTTTCTATCGTGAGACAACATAGCGCAAATATCCCGCGCTTCTTTGCTTCCTTTGCGGGGTGTGCGAATTGTTTTAATAAATTGCCGTCCTAGCGTCCCTGTTGTTCCATCTGTCATGACACTTAAAACTCTATCATTTAATCTTATTTTTACTGGGAAATGCCCCCAGTTATTTATACTAAACACAATACCTTTTTCTTTGGTTGTAAGTACAACCATATCCCCAACTTCAAACGGTCGATTAGCCATTTTTACCCCCTTTATAAGCCGATTTATTAAGATGTTCCCATGGCATTTTTTTACTAGCAATTGGGTCTATTTGTGACATATATTTATTTTTAAAATTCTTGATATTCATTGTGTTTCGCCCAACGCCTATGGCACTGCAAAATTCCAACGAATCTAACGCCATTTGTGTTAACGGTCTAGCCATTATTAACCCCTTGTTTGCTTGCTAAATAGCAGCGCAGGACTGCTTGATTGATTGTGTTGCCTTGAGCTTCTACAAATAAATATTTTTCGCTTTTTGTTGAAACCCAATTATTTATATTTTTATCAAATAAAACGCTTATTTTTTCACGCGCCATAATTTCAAGCAGTTGGTTTCCGTCTCGCGATGGGTGATAGTCAGCAACATCAATTACATATTTTCCCTGATTTGCCCAGTACGGTATAAGTATTGCGTTTTGTGTCCACCCTTGAGCAACCGCAACCGCACAATCAAGCTCATCATCGGTTAATGCCATTATTTCATCGGGTGTCATTTTTCATCCTCAAAAAACGGCTTTATTTCAGTGTACAAAGAGTCCAATTGAGCGTGGTTAATAATAATATCGACCCCGCCAAAAATTATTGATACCCCGCCTATTTCATCAATGACAACAGCAATATTTGCATCATCGTCATCCGATATGTTTACTGTTACGTCAGTCATTTTGCCGCCTTTATATCAAACATAACAAACATCACGATAAAGGCATCAAGTCCACCAAAAATAAAAAATAACTCAGGAATTGCAATAACTTTATGAGCTATAAAAGAAAGTGTAATTGATACGATACACGCTAATAAAAATCTAATTGTCATTTTGCCGCCTTTGGGTATTTCATTCGCAAATTTTCTGAACTCACATTTGCATAGCCGTTTTTTAACTCTACTTTGTGCGTGTGTAATATCTCACTATAACCGTGATATTTTAAAGCGGGTTGCCAAGTGCCATTTGAAAGAACTTCCACAACATCACCCGCAATCGCCCGATCAATATCAAACGGCAGGGCGGCTGAGGTTTTGCGTCTAATACTGACACCTTGATCGATAGAGCATAAAACAGACAAATTACTGACAATTAAATCTAATTCGTTAGCAGATTCCCACATCAAATAAGCATCCGAGCCATAAAAAGACACATCATGTTCGAACAGTTCGGGCAGTGGTTTTAATGCAAAATACCCATAACCATCATCTTCCTTCATTAGCGTCATAGCAAAATCACTAACATTTTTACACCCATCTCTTAGTTTTAGCTTGTCAATACGCCACCCCTTTAGTGCAAATCTATGCCACCACTCACTGCCAAACGCATCAATTGCGTCTTTTACTGCTTGCTCAATGTTCATTTTGACACCTGCGGAAGTGGTAGCCATTTTTTAAAAACAATGCGAGTGTTATGATCATCAATAAACTCATCGTCTAAATATCGTTTTGCACGTTTAATTTCACCAGTACAATTTTCTATCACTAAAAACCAGCCATCATGCGGCGCGTCTTTCATATCCTGCCAAGGCATGAACTCCCACATTTCGGCGGCGGTTAGTGGGGTTAGTTCATCAATATCAAAATCAGTTTGAGATACACAGTCATCAACAACCATGCCGCCAAACTGTGACTTACCCATTATTCTAACAATCGACCCGCTTGATTTTTCTTTGCACAACACCCCACCAGCGGGGATGTTTTCGTGCCATTTTTTCTCGTTCATAAATCCACCTTAAAAATATCAACCGTTTTATTGTCTTTGACACTATGACCACGCCATCTATCGTTACTTGGCAGACTTTTGGGCGTAGGCGGTACTGATAAAACTCATCAAAATCTGGAATACCGCATTTTTCAATATCCCAGTCTATCCATACGTTATCTAGTGCGGACACTTGCCACCGCTTTTTATCCTCATCACTGCACTGGTGAAACTCAATGATTTTTCCCCAGTGAGGATTTAGTCGGTAATCGTAGTTGTCCGTATTGATAAAATCGCAGTTGTGCGTCCAGTTCTGCCATTCGCTTCCGATTTTATGCTCTTTGTACTGAAAACATCTGTACCAATAGTTGCTAAGTAATTTTAATTCGTTAGCCTTTACAATCAGAGCGGCATTGGGGTTTGGTATATTCATCACTGGCATAATGCCAATCATGCAATTTATAACTATGCCGCTTTTATCATCAAAAACGTGCGTTGTAATGTCACCCGCGCCCGCGCTTAAAAGTGTGTAATCGTCTGGAACATCTACTTCAAAAGTTAATACTTGCTTACTCATCACTTTCTCCAATTTCTCTAAAAATCATGTCTCGGTTGTTAGTACATGATGCGGCTATGAGTCCATCGACTAAGCCATCATCAGGACATACTCTGCCTAAAAAATAACAGTTTTTACACGGGTTACTATCGGCAACAACAACCTGCTCCATCTCAAGCATAACCCCATCGGGTAATTTATCGCTCATTTCACACCTGCCGCTTGCAAAGCTCTTAAGTTAAAAATACTTGTTGTAATTTTGTGCCAGATTGGTTTTTCGCTACGTCTCTTAATTTTATACCCCTTGTTAAAATTTACCGTTTCGGCAGTGAAATAATAGCATGATGGTTTTTAATGTCAAACAAATTTGTAAATAAAAAATAAATAAAATGTAAATAAACTTGTGCTATTATATGACATCGTTAAACAAAAGGATAGCAACATGAAGAAAGTTAGAAGGTACAAGGGATTGAAGCTGGTACGTTATATTTTTGAAAGCTGGGTTGTGGTAGCGGAAATTCTTGGAATTGAGCGTCAAAACATTTCAAACTGGAAAAAATACGATTCTGTGCCAGTGAAACACCGCGCTAAAATTGTCGAGGAAGCAGCAAAGCGTGGTTATGACATTACCGAGCAACAACTGAGAGGTTTAAAATGAATAAACAATACCAGCATAACGAACAATTTAAGCGAATTTTGAGACGATTTAAAAACAGAATGGCGCGGGGCAATTGCTTAGGAAAAACCACCAGATTTATACATAAGCAAGCACAAAAACACAGGAAACCTATGCAGCCTTATTGTCTTAATCGCGTGTATTTATGGCAAGCTACAAAAGGTAATTGTTTTTTTAGACAGAGGGGTATGAGGTGAGCAAAATTAAATTTTTTCCAGCAAAAACCATTTTCGACGTTAATGCAATGGATCAAAATCAAGTATTGCAAGGGTACATTGCAGGCTATGCAGGTCAACCACAGCCTACAGATAGCAGGGATAAATGGCACGGGTGGCGCAATGGCATGGCAGACAGCGGTAGAATGGAAATAGACGACTCACAGCGTAGCGTTGCGCGACAAAGTGTTTGGGGTGGACGATGAGTAACATCAAACAAATTTTTTATAGACGATTTAGCGCTGAAAAAATACACGCGATGATGCAGAGTAATCATGACCTGAAATTTCATCACTTGAACAGACGCTTAAGGCATCGGACACCGCGCGGTAAATGCTTTGTTCGGCTGTTGAAGCTGGACAAAGAAACCAAACATTTTTGGAGTATTGAATGAAAAAACTACTACTTAACATTTTTGTCTACACACTTGCCGCGCTTGTTTTCTGTATCGCTTTGCCACTTCTTTATTGGCATGAGCAAGCAAAGGCGGTATAATCACGGCTCACATATCCGTGTGCCACTCTCAGAACTCAACACTGTAAAAGTTGAAACTAGACAAAGCATTTAAATATAAGTCTTTGTCGTAAAAGATAAGAATAAATTAAACCGCCTTGTTGCAAAACTGGGCGGTTTTTTATTGCCTATCGTTTTGATAATTTGCTTTTAATATGCCCCCACTGCGAACCGCACGACCGACAACAGCATGACTGCCTACGATTCTTTCTGTCCTTTGCAAATGTGTTGAGGCAGTTAGGGTTAGCACAATGAGCGACAACAGGCTCGACTTTTACTATTTGCCTTTCTTCCCTGCCTTTTTTCAGGTGCGGCAGGTTATGCCGTGCTAAGCAACCGATAGAGCAGAACCGTTTTTGCATGGCGTTTAATGGATTATCACATTGTTCGCATCGGCGCGTATTGGCATCCACAAAATTGTGATTGCGCAGAAAATCAGCTTCCATTTTTGCCTGTTCAATTTCCGTTTGAAATCGAATTCCGCTTGGAGTTTGGATTTTAACGCGGTCTAATACGGTGGCTGTGTGTGCTAATAATCCAGCATAGATTATGCCCACGTTTGGGCGTTGGCTTTGGTATTGTGTTATGTGATTCATATTCAAAACTCGCTCAAATAGTTAATAATCTCGCGCTTTGCGTCAAGCCACGACCAACAAACTACGCACCGATACCCTAGCGGTTCATGATGCCAGATAAAATCCTGTTGTTCTTTGCTTGGCTTATTGCGTCCATATTTCAGCTCTATTGCTAATCCGTGATAACCGTTTGACGGGTACAGTAGCAGTAAATCGAGAACGCCTTTTTTTAATCCTGTGCGCTGCATAGTGACCGCCGTTGATCCCGAACGTTTTCCGCCATTCGGCACGGCAAACAGCCATTTAAGCATGGGGTATTTAATCATTACTTCCTTTGACTCAGACCACGATATTAAAGCGGATTGGTGATCGTCTTCACTGGTTAATGTTTCAATTGGGCGCAGGTGGTACGGTATTTTTATTGCCATTTTCTAATCCTCTTGTAACTCAATATCGGTAATTTTCGTAAACCTACCATCTTTTTTATAACGCACCCCGATAATTGGCTTACACGCCATATCATAACTACGGTTCAAAATGTCAGCGACGGTAGATACTTCGGCTGTTTCAAATGTTTTTAAGTTACTGTAAAAGTCACGTTCGTCATAAAAAAAGCCTTTCAGCATTTCAATGTTGTGCGCCCGCCATCCTGATTTATCTGCACGGATTTGAAACCAATGATTACCTAAATGCTCATCGTTGTTAAAAAAACGTATCTTTAACGATTTACCACCCTTTGCTGAAACGTGTTCGATAAAATCCCACGTCGTTACAGGCGAGTAATAATCCATTTCTTCCTGTTGATGCTGAAGCAATGGCACAGCTTCGGACAGTGGAGTGTATTTGTCGTTACCACCGACAATATAAAAATCTTCGCCGCATTCAATACAGTGGGTGGCAGTGAGTAAATTATGCGTGTTGCACTTAATCTCTATGCCCTCAATTTCTTTGATTGCTTGACACTGTTTTGTCGGGCATTCGCCATTACCGCTTGCCTTAATAATTGGATTATCAATTGCGCCTAAACGGGCTATGTTTGTACCAAAATCAGACACGATAAAATCCTTTTTACCATCAGCGGTTCGGAAGCCACGCCCGACAGTCTGCTTTAACTTGCTGTTGCTCATTGTGGCGTACAGCAATACCACATGGTCAATATCACGAACATTGACCCCAGCAACAAACATTCCAACATTGACTAGATAACGAGGATTGTCATAGTCGATAGGCTCAGAAAACCATGCCAGTGATTCACTTCTATCTGTCAGCGGTCTTCCTGTTTCGTCTATTTCTTCAAAATCATCGTAGTTTTTAGACACAACCAACGCGCATTTAATACGGTGGCTGTGTAACTCATGTACGATCAATTCAGCGTTTTCTATGGTACTAGCAAAGATGATAGTTTTACCGCGTTGACAATCAAAATTTGTGTTGATAATTTCCTGTATTGCGCTGGGAATAATGGCGCGTAATGCTTCGCCCTCGTCGGCGGTTTTAAAATCGCCATTGCTTGCCAGCTTGCAATTTGACACATCGGCATTAATAACCGTGTGGCGTGTTACTGGCATTGACAGATAGCCATCACTTATAAGTTTAGCGGTGTCTGTTTTATAGCAAATGTCGGTAAAGAATGGCGGCGTTGGTTCTGTATCGCCACGCTTAACAACTGCCCAAAATAACCAGCCTTGCTTTAGTCGGTACGGCGTTGCCGTCAAACCTACAACTCTACAGCGTGGGTTTTTAATCAGTAAATCGTTAAGCGTGCGCTGGTATTGCGTATCATCGTAGACACTGATTAAATGGCATTCATCAATGATTATCAAGTCAAACGCGCGTAAATACTGCAATCTGTTGGCTACTGTCTGAATTGATGCAAAAACAACCTGGCCGCTTAAGTCATAACTTTTCAAACCAGCACAGCAAATGCTTAAATCAACATGACCATCAACACAATCAATCATTGCTTGACTGTTTTGGCTAACAAGCGTTTCACTGTGCGTTAGGTGTAAAACCCTACGTTTCCAGTTCACCGCGTCAACGGATAAATCAACCAGCACGATTGATTTACCCGATCCTGTTTCCATTTCAATAATCGGCTTGGCGTTCCTGTCTTCTTTAAACCGCGCATAACACGCGGTTTTAGCTTCTGTCTGGTAATAATGCGGTGTGATGGTTGGTTTAAATTTGAGCATTATTTAATCCTCAGGTGTTCACCCTGCACAACTTCACAACCAGCCACAGGAGTTCCCGTAATAATCAATGATTTAATCATTGCCTTATCAGTTTGGATTGTTACGACTTCGTGCTTAAAGTCATCTGGTATTTTCGACTCATCAAAAACATTAAACGCTTTTGGTGACGCTTGCACATTGACAGTTAGCCAAGGACTTTTAACCTGTTTTTTACCTACTTTCTGCATATTATGCAGTAGATAATCTTTTATGCCGTCAGCGCGATTTTCTATCGCTTTTTGACGTGCCAACATAGGAGCTATTGCCGCTTTTATCGCGTCAGCTTCTGCTTGCATTGACTTGATAACGCACGCGGTTTGGATGACCTTATCATCAAAATCAAGCTCGATAGATTCAAGCGTGTCAGCGATTAAATCCGCGTTGAATGATTGCTCTGGATCCGTGAACAGGTCGAGAGCTGAGGTATAAGCGTCGGTTAATTCGTAAAGTTTAATGCTCATGTCTTTCTCCAAAAAATTATTATTGTGGGTTGTGCCATCCTTGGCGTTGCGATTACTGATTAATATGGCACATCATCATCATAAGGCGCATTCACATCATGACTATCAATTTCAGGCAGTGGCGGCTCTTCGCTTGCCGATGCTTTGGGCATAATCCACGATTTAACAACGTTTTGTTTTTGGTCGGGATTTTGCCAGTGGTCACGCACGATAATATGAGCTTGCGGCGTTTTACCTTTTAAGTCTTTAGGTTCGACAATTTCACCAGCTGCGTTTAATGCGTAACCGCTTGCAGCATCAATGGTGAATCCCATTGCTTTGCACATAACCCCGAAGTCTTCAACACCCATGCGCCGTACCGCATCATCGGCATGGAAAAGATTAAAATTGTGTACCAACTCGCCTGTTTTACCACCGACTTTAAACTGAAAACTGCACAGTAATCCTTTTACATTAGCTTGTGATATTTCATGTTCTTTATTGCGCAGCGTATAAGCCGCGCTTATGCAGACCAGTTTATATTGACCTTCTGGCATAACTGGGGCGGCTTTTGGACGTGTATCAAGCTTGAGAAATGATGACATGGTTTTATTCCTTATTTCATTAAATTAAAAATTGCTTGGCAATCTGCCGCGCCGTTTAGTTCGTACATAAATTCCATGCCCTCAGGATTAGAATTTTTAGCAAAAAAAGCACTACGAGATTCCGTAAATAAACAGCGTGCTACCTCTGTATTAATGTCGGTGGCTTTTGTTACTGTCTTTCGAGCCTTGCCAACGCCCGTTGTAACATCTACTGTCACAGTTTCACGCTTCATAAAAAATACAAAATCTGCCCACTGCATTACCTGTTTTTCAGCACTTAGGTTTTTTTGGTCAAACAGATTCAACGCCCAAATGTCGTAGTCTTCACCAGCTATCGGGCTTTTGTGTGTTTTAACGACAGCATGAGCCAATAAAATAATGTTCATGCCGCGCTTTTCAGCAATGCGATCAAGCGTAGATAAAAACCATGTCCACAATTCAATGACATAGCTATAGCCAAGGTTATAACCAAAATCTTCTAGTGATTTAGCCGCGCTACCGTCTTGCTTTGTGCGAGACTTTAAAATGTGGCTTTTGAAAATATCAGCAATACCAGACAGACCATCAATAACCAGTGTTTTGTAGTCGTGTTCAGTGGTTTCTAATAAATGGAATTGTTCAACAAGCGAACTAATATCATTATTAGTAGAACCGCGAAAACTTGTTACTAATGGCAACATTGCGCAATCAACTGGTAAATAACGGTGTCTGTCTTCGGTGCGCAAAAAGACAGGGTTTTCGGCATGAGCGGCTAAATAGGTTTTACCAACACCAGGAGCAGAATAAAAAACCGCTTTGAAGTGGCGAACAGGTTTTTTAACCTGTAAAAAATCGTTTAAATTAGCCATGACACACACCATCTAATCTTTGTTCTGTTGAATACTGAATGCCGTACCCTATCAAGTAAACAGGGTTTATTGATTTTGCTGGTAAACCCTGTTTACAATCGGATATGCCGCGTTTAAACATGATTAGTTTCGTGTTCGTCTTTTTGTTGTTGTTCATTTGTTTCACCTTTCGCCGTAGCGCGGACAGTTTCGTTTTCATACATTGCAATAACGGCTTTTTCAAGCCATTCACCTAGTTTTTCACCGCGCATAATTACATGGGCGCGGATTTTTTGCCGTGTTTCAGGGCTTGTTTTAATGTTGCCCATTGAGACCAAATTAGCCATTTGTGAACCTCCTTTTTTCTAAGTTCCCGTGTAGTTTAACAGGATGAATTAATAAATCAATAGTTTTTTATATTTTTATTTATGTTATTATGTGCGCTCACACAATGGAGAAAAGTAATGATTGAACTAAACGAAAAACAACAACAGGCAGTTGACTATATAGAGTCAGCAAGTTTTAAAAGTTTCTTTGGCATCTTTGGCGCGGGTGGCACGGGTAAGGCTCAACCGCTAGATGAGCTAGTCCTTACGCCAAAAGGTTTTGTAAATATGGGTAGCATAGAGAAAGGAGATTTTGTTATTTCAGAAAATGGTAATGCAATAAAAGTGCTAGATACTTTTAGTCATCAAAATCTTGAGATGTATGAAATAACTTTTTCTGATGGGGTAAATGTAAAATGCTGTAAAGACCATCTTTGGCAGGTTCAAACTAAAAAACTTAGGCTAAACAATAAGTTTAAAGTGATGGACACTACTAGCATGATTCCCTTTATCAACAAAGAAAAGAAAACGGATAAGGTAGGGCATTATTATTGTGTTCAGCTAAACAAGCCTGTTATTTTTTGCGAAAAAGAGCAAAAAATAAGCCCTTGGACGTTTGGGTACATTTTAGGAAATGGATGCAGTCAACATAATTCATTGGTTACATCAATCGGAAACAATGATATTGACTATGTGTTATCTATGTTTTCAGAAAATGAGATATTAAGCTCATCGGTCAAGACTGATAATGTAGGAATTGTTGCATTGCAGTATGACCTTAGAAAGTATTATGAAAATAATTTAAAATTATCACGGGTTAAATCAGTTGATAAATGGATTCCAGAAAATTATTTAATGGGATCCATTGAACAGCGAAAAATGCTTTTAGCTGGATTGGTAGATAGTGATGGCTGTTGCACTAACAATAGAGCAAGATTTTCAACATCTAGCGTAAAACTTGCGAATGATTTTTTATTTTTAGTGCGTTCTTTAGGCGGGAAAGCGAAGATAACAGCAAGTGACAGAGGAGGTCGATATATAAATACAGAGTACAACATACAGTTTAGAACCCCTTTCAATCCGTTTTTAATGCCAAGAAAAGCAAACAATTACACAGTTCGAGCAAATGACATTAATGCTGTAAAGCATATTACCAGCATTAAAAAAATAGATGATATGGATGGAAAATGCTTATTAGTTGACTCAGATAGCCATTTGTATTTAACAAATGGCTTTACAGTAACCCACAACACTACCGCTATCAAGTCAATCGGCAGCCGTTTCCGCGTGGCTTTTACCGCACCGACCAACAAAGCCGCAAAGGTAATGCGTGACAGTGGATGTCCAGTCGATGCAACGATGACCATTTATAGTTTTTTAGGGCTTACTGTCAATGAGGCTACTGGCAAGGTGACAATAGATAAAAAAGGACGCTGTAAATCTGGCGATTATGACGTTTTAATCGTTGATGAATGCAGTATGCTTAATGATGATATTTGCGACCGCTTGCGACAACTGGGACACATTAAGATAGTGTTAATGGGCGATCATGCACAGCTACCTCCACCGAAAGCAACACACAGCCCTATTTTTAAAATCATCGGCGATAATCACATCGTTTTAACCGAGCAAATGCGGCAGAAAAACGCGGAAAACCCTATCCATAAATTATTAACAGCTATGCGCACGGCGATAGATACAGACGACAGTAGCAGAATTAACTTTGCCGATTTTAAAGCGCAGGTTCGGGACGATGAAAAAGGGCTTAATGTTGGCGTAGTAACGGCAAACAACGGCAAACAATGGGAGAAATGGCTAATTAGTGCCTTTACTGACAAACGCGGTTTTGAAACGTTGGCAGTCGCGTACAGTAATAGACGCGTCGATGAAATTAACGCGCTGATCCATGCGAGTATTTATCCCAATTCAGAAACGTATTGCGTCGGGGAAAATTTAACGTTTCAGGCTGCAAAAAAGAGCGGAACTGGCATAGAGATTACGGCGCAAAACGGCGATGTTATAAAGGTAAAATCAGCAGTTAAGAAACAGGAGCTTGTGAAGATTGGAACTTATAAAGTTATGATTGAATCGTTGTTAATCAATGGTGAATATCTGACACCGTGTGACCGTAACCAATTTAATAATTGGCTGGAAATGTTGAAAACAGACCTTAATAATCCGCGCGTAACGGCTGGGTATTCGTGGGGTGAATTGTATTTGTTGCGTGATAGGTTTGCTGATTTGCGTCATTCATATTGCTCTACTGTACATAAAGCACAGGGGTCAACAGTAGACAATGTTTTTGTAGATATGATTGACGTGTACAGAATGCCAGAACCGATTGATATTATAAACCGCTGTGTCTATACGGCACTATCGAGGGCTAAATATAACGCCATTATTTTGTCATAGTGCCATATAATAAAAAACCCAGACAGCCACCACGCTTATCTGGGTTTCATTTCCACTCAACTCAATAGAGATTTTAGCATGAAATGCGCATTAGTACACAGTATTACATCACCAGACAATTTTAAGATAATCAGCATCAATGAAGTTTTGAACGACATAAAAACGGAACGCTATAAAACAGTCATTGAAGCCTTGCCACCATCCAGCGACAAGAAAGCATACACGGAAGCAAAACGCCACTTGCCAAGCTGGGCATTAAATGGCGAGTTTGGCGGCAAGGTAATAAACAGCGGGTTCACAGAAAGCAACGGCTTATTCCACATCGACATTGACGGACTAAGCGATCCGAAAGCGGTTAAATGGCAATTGGCACATGACATTCCAGAAATTTACGCATTGTGGCTTAGTCCATCAGGGAACGGGTTAAAAGGACTGTTACGCATTCCAGACGATTTTATTCAAAACGACAGCGATTTTAAGAAAGCATTTGCTCAGATTGAAAAGTATCTCTCTGCCTATGATGTGACGATAGATAAAGCGTGTAAGGATGTGCGGCGTTTGTGTTTTGTCGGTTGCGATGCTGATATTTTTATCAATACGGATGTACCTGCTTTTATATTCGATACTGTCCAGTGGGATTTTAAGCCCGACATTCGCGCCCCGCTTTCCGTTAAAACTTCAATTAGCAATCATGCAGATAGATACATAGCACGCTGTTGTGATTTGATTCTAAACGCTGGACAGGGAAATTATCACAATAGCCGTCTTCGTGCGGGGAAACTGGCAGGCGGTTTTATTGCCGCTGGATTGATAAACGAGAATGAAGTAATGCAAGCGTTAAGCGATGCAAGCGATATTATCAGCTCACAGTGCGGCGATAATGAGCAAGTGATACAACGGGAACAAAAGACTATTTATGACGCGATACAGCACGGCAAAGGGCTACCAGTTGAGCAGGAACAATATAGGCAGGTATCGGCTGGACAAACGGTGGCAGAGAGTAAGGTAGTCTATCCTGATTTTGAAGCACCACGCGCAGCGACGGTGGAGGAAATAGAACAGCACGACTTTGATTATGAACCAGAACCACGCGCCACATTCGACAATCCAGCGTTACCAATTAAGCATTTAGCCGCTATTTGTGACTATATTAATGCGCCAATTTATTATTATTCGCCAAAAGCCACACAACATGCCGCAATAGCTTTTATCTGTCATGTTGTTAGCCGCCGTTTTGTCAGTGATGGCGGGGATAAATGCTCGTTGATGATAGGAAATGTGGGTTCATCGGTAAGTCAGTTGGCAGACATCAACAACAGCATTGAAGCATTATTTTGTGAACTTGGCATGGATGAAGACATACGCCTAGACCGCATGACGCACATAGACCTAACTGCGCATTATGCTAATGAAGCGACATCGGGTAAATTGCTGTACTTACCGCCTGACCTTGGCGCAATGACACGCGCCAGCCAAAAGCAGACCTCAATGGCTATGGATGGTTTCCTATCTGAGATTATGCAATTCCATGATAAAGAGCGGCACACGTTCAGAACCGCAAAGGCACGGGTTAAAGTCGATAATCCATGTATTAACCTTTATGCCAATTTTGACGATACCGACCTGTTTACATTCGGCAAAACGTCAAACAATGACGGGCTGTTTAATCTGTTTTTGACCCAACAGAATGACAGCAAGGATTTTATATTCAATGCAAAAAAACATAAGCCGCTAACTAATACTGATGGATTTACAGGTTTGCGCGATCACATCAATAAATTAACCGACAAGTCAGCAAGTCTATTGCCAGCGGTAAAAACGCCTAACGCTAATGCCGCCACAGTTGTTCCGTGGTCGATTAATCCGACTAGTTACGCGGACAAGCTAAAAAACGCCGCTGGGAGCGGTAAAGCGTGCGGGCGGGTAATGCGTCAGTTTGTGAACTTGGCGACCGTGGTGGCGGCATGGAACGGCGAAAATGCGGTAACTGAGTCGTTAGCTAATCTTTGCTGTGAGTATGTGTGTCATAGAGTAAGCGAGATGCAGGAAGCCATTAAAAAACGCGCCACAGATGATATTGCGCCTGATGTTATGAGTCGGGTGCTGTCTGTGATTCATCGGGCTGGGATTGATGGTATTTTCGAATCAAGGCTAATGCAGTCATGCGCAGGGTTTAAGCGTTTAAACGATACGGAACGCGACGACATGATACGGTCGCTACTGAAAAATAAAGAGATTACTGTGACAGACCGCACGAAAGATAAGGGTGCGGGTAAAAAGGGGCGTAAGTTTTTCATTCGATGATGCCGTTTAGTGTTATAATGTACCCGTCTTAAAAATACGGCGGACGAGGTCACATTTTTAAGGCATAAAACCTTAGCCCGTGCTATTTGCGTACTCGTCCTACGCAGATACACGGGTTTTTTATTGCTTAAAGGAAATTTAAAATGAACAACTTAGTAACAGTGAACAATGGTGTGGCATCAACAAATAGTCTTTTGATAGCTGAATTGTTTGATAGACCTCATGACAATGTTCTAAAGTCGCTTGATAAATTAAGCACTGCCGTAGGATTTAACGCCAGTGCTTATATTGATAACTCAGGAAAACCGAATAGAATGTATGTCTTAACAGAAAGACAGGCATTAATAGCGATGCCGTTTATCGGAGGGCTGAAATCAATTGATGGTCAAATAATGCTTGTAGATGCTTTTTTGACGTTGAGAGACGTTCAGCAAGACAAACCGCGTGTAATATCAAGCAATACAGGCAATACACTTGCTGATATTGCCGAAATAACACATTCGGCAATTGCATCATTTGGTGATTCAGGATGTACTATGGACGACCTTATATTTTCGTTTGATATTTTCAGAAAACAAACAAAGTCAAATAGAGAATTAATTATAAATCAATTGCTTAAGTCACAAAAAATCAGAAGAAATGGTAATTATGGCAACAGTTTAATGTTTGCTTTCATCGGTTAATTTCCATTCGATAGTTGACACCATGCGCACGGACGCGCATAATCCACAAAACCTCGCGATACCCCCTGTAACACCTTGATTTAAAAAGTATTTTGTGAATTTACACGTTACACAAAATACACCCCGAATTTACACACGCAAGTCATTGATTCAATGCGAATTTACGGATTTACAGTTACAAATTACTAATTGAGAAACAAGGAATCCACCCCCTATATATTTTAAAGATATATAGTATGTAAATTCGTAAATCCGTAAATTCGCATATAATCAACAACTTACAAGTGATTTAATTTACACGTCAGTTTTTTTTATTATAAAAATCAATAGCTTACAAAGATATGAATTTACACGTTATTTTATGTAAATTCACTTTTATCGTTATTTACAATATATTTTTATATATTTGTATATTTATTCAAATCACTGTGCTATCATTTACCCAACGTCACAAAATAGTGACGGGTTAATCAATCGGAGAATCACAATGAGTAATTTATCACAATCAATGAACATGAAATTTGGCAATGTTGACAACGCTCATGTTATTACTGACACACGCCGCGATATAAATTTTTATGAAACGTTGTGCTTGATTTGCGCAGAACTCAACATTGACTTGAAAGAAGTCACAGATGCAGATTTTGACTCAGCTTCTATTATCCTTGAAGACTTTTGTAACGCAGCAAACGAAGAAACTGGCTATGAAGTTTCGGTTTGGTTTGACTAAATATAATTTAACAGCGCAAGGACGCGCAATAACTGGAGAATCACATGAACAAAATCACAGAATTAGAAGCAGACTTTGGCGTGATACGCGCCACACGTCAAAAAGTAGTTACAGCAATCCCTTACCCTTTCGAGCCAGAATCATGCGGATTTTCAATCTGTCCGTTTTTTGAATTGGCTTATGAGTACCCTACATTTACAATGAGCGTTTATGCGGATTATGGAGTAATACCCGCGCCACGCTGGGCAATGTTTGAAGTGATTGACGGCAAGTGGTTTGTGCTGGAAACAGGCGACTATGCGCAGCGTGTTGATGAGATGTTGAACGTACTGATTAGTGTGTTTGGTGGCGAACGTGGCTAATAAAACCTACGAAGTATCGGTTAAATTCGACGTTCACACAGCAACCGATACCCACGCAATAAACTCCCGACTGTTTGTCATGCTATGGGAATCACCGGCAACGCTTGAGGATGCAGCAGAGCGTGAGATTGTCGGCATATCTCTTGAATCATTCGACAGCGGGCATCTTGTTGTTAATGTTGAACAGGCTGAACAGCTTGAAAGCCACATGATTAGTATTTTAGAAATTCGGTTTGAGAAACACAAAACGGATTATCAGTTGAGTAGTTTATTTTTAGGGGATGGCTATGAGTAATGTATCAAAGCAAACAATAGATCGGTGCATAGAAGCATTATCGGACATAAGAGACGGATTGGAAGAACAAATCGTTTATGACGATGAAAACGATTGTTTTCTTGATTGCCAAGACAACACAGACAGAATATATGTTACTGGGCTAATTAGTGATTTGGAGGAAACGCTATGATTAATAAACCAGTGTGGATGATTTCACAACACAACCGCCCATCAAAACGCCCAGCCCCGCCAGGGTTATGGGTTTTGTTTGGTTTGGTAGTAGTTGGTATTGTGCTGGAGGTGTTGTTGTGATTATTTGTGATCCAGTGGACGTTGAAGACGTTACACTACAACAGGTGTTAAAATACACCGAAAAACACAAACTGTTGATTTATCATGATGAGTGGGAAAGTTTACAGGATACTTTTAACCGTGTGTGTCATGCCAGTTATTCACGGACACAGCGTGAAATTTATGATGAGATGTTGGGATTATGAGTGCCTTATCAAAATTAATTAAGTTCCCTCGCGTTTCTCAAGCTACGCACGACAAATACCAAAAACAGCACGATGAAATCATTGCCAAGGTAGTTGCTGGGAAAGCCGTGGCATTCGTCGGTAACGCCACTATTTGCCATACCTGCAACAAAGTAAACGAGCGAGGTTGGGTGCTTGGGTGCAAGTGCGGCGGCGTTACTCAGCACGGGTTTTTAGTAAAAAACGGCAGCGAGGAAAATAGTTTTATGACAATGGACGATGTTGAGTCGCTTGATGTGTCGTTGATTGATTTGTTTTCGGGCAAGGTGTTGTTGTGAGCATCTGCAACCAGTGCAATTGGGTAGACACCTGCAAAAACGTCAGCCAAACAGTGAGCGGCGTACCATTGCCGCCACTATCACAACGCGGCGCAAAGCCGTCATGTT